TACTCTGTTGCTAAGACAGGTGCTCAAGTTGGTACAACAACAAAAGGTACTTTCAATCTAGACACAGACTCTAACGGTCGTTGGATGGTTGAAAAGATCAAAGGCTTGGCATTCCAAATTGAACGTGAAGCTAACACAATTGCAAAGACAACTCGTCGTGGTAAAGGTAACATGATGATCTGTTCATCAGACGTTGCTTCTGCTTTTGCAATGGCTGGTCTATTAGACTATCAGTCAGCATTAAACGGTCAAGTTAACCTAACAGTTGACGACACAGGTAACACATTTGCTGGTACAATGTTTGGTCGTATCAAAGTGTACATCGATCCATATTTCCCAACTGGCTCAACATCTGAGTTTGCAGTTATCGGTTATAAGGGTTCAAACGCTTATGATGCAGGTATTTTCTACTGCCCATACGTACCTCTACAAATGGTTCGTGCTGTTGATACTGGCAGCTTCCAACCAAAAATTGGCTTTAAGACTCGTTACGGTATGGTAGCTAACCCATTCGCTGAAGGTACAACACAAGGCGAAGGCGTTCTACACCGTCAGTCAAACTTCTACTATCGTGCAATGAAGATTGCAAACTTAATGTAATATTAGTAGAATATAATAATAACAATATGATGTTTTCAGAGGGATCTTCGGATCCCTCTTTTTTTATGCATATAAATAGTAAAAACAAATAGGAATATCTATGGCAATTAATCCAAGTTTACAACACGGTAATAAGTTTACATTAACTTTTCCTCGTGTTTCAAATACTCAATACTTCTGTCAATCAGTTTCTATGCCTGGAATATCACTAGGAGAAATTCCTCGTTATACTCCTTATGTTGATCTATATTCTCCAGGTGAAAAGTTAATTTACGAACCATTCAACGTAACATTTTTGGTTGATGAGGATCTTACTGCATGGAAAGAAATACATGATTGGATGCGTGGAATTACATTCCCTACAGACTATGCAGAGTACGCAGGATTAAAAGATTTATCTCCGTTTGTTAATACAAACTTTCCACAATTTGCCGAAGGTATATTAACGGTATTATCTTCATCAAATAAACCACATTACAAAGTAAGATTTGTTGATAGTTTTCCGGTGTCATTGTCATCATTGATTTTCTCATCTACTGACACACCAGATAATATCATTACTGCCGACGTAACGTTCAGATATTCTTATTTTCAGCTTGAATTTCTTTATTAATTAGTATATACTCTCCTTAAAGGAGATTACTTTATGAACCAACTTGAACAACTACTAGAGATGTGGCGTAAGGACGCCGAGATTGATCGTACCGAACCAGGTAAAGAACTTCTAAACATTCCAAAACTACACAGCAAATATGTTACCATCATGTCGAATCATCGTATGATGGCAAGAGATGCTGAGTTTCAACTTAATCGTTGGAAGAAACTTAAATGGGAATACTATACTGGTAAATTAGATGATGATGACTTGAAGAAGTATAATTGGGAACCATTTCCATTCACACTTAAATCTGACATCACTACATATTTAGAAGCAGATGAAGATATCAACAAGTATAAAGCAAAAAAAGTAATACATGATGAAGTTGTTGATGTCTGTGCTTCAATAATCAAAGAACTTAATTCTAGAACTTATCAACTTCGTGATTTTATTTCATGGGAAAGATTTGTTAATGGTGCATAATGGCAGATTTAATACTACGCAAACTAAATGAAGCGTACATAACGTTTGAATGTGAACGTAGTACCGCACAAGAACTAGCAGACTACTTTACATTCTACGTACCAGGTTATCAGTTCATGCCTGCGTTTAAGAATAAACTTTGGGATGGTAAGATAAGACTTGCTGATCTTAGAACGTATACCATATATCATGGATTAATTCCGTACATCGAAAAGTTTTGTGAAGAAAGAAATTATAAATTAGAACTGCAGCCAGATGTAAACTCTACAGTTAGTTTTTCTGCGGTTGAAGCAAATGAATTTCTAGAACAGATCAATCTTAACAAAGCTATTATAACAGAAGGCATAAGAGAATATCAATACAAAGCTTTCCTTACAGCCATAAGAACCAAAAGAATGTTGTTATTATCACCTACTGGTTCGGGTAAATCTTTAATACAATATCTAATACTTCGTTACTTACAATACAAAGACTTTAAAAAAGGTTTGTTAATTGTTCCAACAACATCACTTGTTGAACAAATGTATAAAGACTTTGAAGATTATGGTTATGATTCTGAACAACATTGTCATCGTCAATACTCAGGTAAAGATAAAGTAACAGATAAGTTTTTAACTATCACAACTTGGCAATCTATTTACAAGAATCCACCAGAATACTTTGAACAATTTGATTTTGTATTTGGAGATGAAGCACATCAATTTAAATCTAAATCATTAACAACCATTATGTCTGGGTTGGTAAATGCAGAGTATCGTATTGGATGTACTGGTACTGTAGATGGTACTCAGACACATAAGTTGGTACTAGAAGGTTTGTTTGGACCAGTGTATCAATCTACAACTACTGCTAAACTAATTGAAGATAAACAATTGGCAGACTTTAAGATTAAATGTTTGATACTAGAGTATCCAGAACATGTAAGAAAAGAAGCAAAGAAAGGATGGGATTACCAACAAGAACTAGAATATATAGTAATGAACCCGAAAAGAAATGAGTTTATTCGCAATCTAGCACTCTCACTTGAAGGTAACACTCTCATACTGTTCCAGTTCGTTGAAAAACACGGAAAGGATTTGTATGCATCAATTAAAGAACATGCGAAAAAAAGGCATGTATTCTTTGTCTATGGCGGAACCGAAGTCGATGTTCGTGAATCCGTTCGATCAATAACAGAAAAGGAAAATGATGCAATTATCGTTGCTTCTTATGGTACTTTTAGTACCGGTATCAATATTCGCAATCTACATAACGTGGTGTTTGCTTCTCCGTCTAAATCTAGAGTTAGAAATCTACAGTCAATCGGGAGAGGGTTACGAATCGGAGAAAACAAAAAAGAAGCAGTCTTGTTCGACATAGCAGATGATCTTCGTCACGGTAAATATGTCAATTTTACCTTGAAACATTTCATAGAACGTGTTAAGATATATGATGATGAAAAGTTCAATTATAAGTTCTACAACATAGAGTTAAAGACATGAATATTAAACTAGTTAGAATGCAGAATGGAGATGACATTATCTCTGATATTACTCAAGTTGGTAATATGGTAACTCTTACTAATCCTATGCGTTTGATCTTTCGTAGATTACCAACAGGACAAGTCATGATGTTAGTTGCACCATGGTTACCTAATGAATTGATTGAAGAAAATTATGCAATGGTATCTAATGCTGATGTACTAACGTTCTTTAGTCCAAAGAATAAGCTTGTAGAATATTATAATAAAATGGTAGAGATTAATCTACAACGTAAAGAAGATTTTGGTAAAGTATTAGATGAGTATCTACAAACCGAGATTGAAGATGCTGATTTAGAGGTAGAAGAAACAGAGATATCTTCTGAGATAATGGAAGCTATTGAGGAGTTCAAGCGTAATAAACTTCATTGATAACACAACCATTATACAAACAAAAATAAAATTGTCAAGCGTAGAAAGAAAAAATTATGGCAAATGAAAAACATTATGTAAAGAACGATGAGTTCCTTGCCGCACTTATTGACTATAAGACTAAGTGTGATCTTGCAGAAAAAGAAGGAAAGACAGAACCACCTATACCAAATTATATAGGAGAATGTTTCTTAAAGATCGCCGAACATCTATCACGTAAACCGAATTTTATATCATATTCTTTCCGTGATGAAATGATTGCCGATGGTATTGAGAACTGTTTAATGTATTTCCGAAACTTTGATCCTGCCAAATCAAAGAATCCATTTGCCTATTTTACGCAAATTATTTACTACGCATTCTTACGTAGGATTATGAAAGAGAAGAAACAACTCTATGTGAAGTACAAAGCAACAGAACAGTTTGGTATATTAGACGAAGCTGAAATGTTTGAGGACGTAGATGGCAACTACAAACAGTTTGAAATGTATGAGAATATATCCGAGTTCATTCATAACTTTGAAGAAAATAAAAAGAAGAAAAAGGCAAAAACAAATAAGGGAGTTGACAACTTCCTAGCACCTGATGTAGAATAACATTATGAAAATTTGTATATTAGGAGATACGCATCATGGTATGCGTGGTGACTCCCTAGACTTTCACCGACACTATGAGAAGTTTTATATGGAAGTAATGTTTCCTTATCTCAAGGATAATAACATTACTACCATATTTCAATTAGGAGATTTGTTTGATCGCCGCAAGTTTATTAATTTCAATTCTCTCTATTTGGTACGCAGGTATTTCTTTGATCCTATTAAAGATAATGGTATTACTTTTCATACCCTTCTGGGTAACCATGATGTTGCATACAAGAATACACTAGAGGTAAATTCATCCTCTCTACTATTAAACGATTATGGTAACATTACTATACATAGTTCTTTTAACACAGTTAGTTTTGACGGGATTGATGTTGATATTGTGCCTTGGATATGTGATGATAACCAAGTTGAAATTTTTGATAAAATAAAAGAATCCAAATCACAAATTTGTTTCGGTCACTTTGAGATTGCCGGGTTTGAAATGGATCGAGGTAATATTTGCCATGAAGGTATTGACAAAACTTCTTTAAAGAAGTATGATATAGTATTGACTGGACACTTCCATCATAAATCGAGTGACGGTCACATTACCTATGTTGGTACTCCAGGTGAAATGACCTGGGCAGATTATAATGATCCACGTGGATTCCATATTTTTGACACCGACACTAGAGAACTTACCTTTATTCAGAATCCTTATCGTATGTTTTATAAGGTAACGTATGATGATACGAAACAAGACTTTGAATATTGGAAGAAGTATGATTATACACAACATCATGACACTTACGTTAAAGTGGTTGTCTTAAACAAACAGAATCCGTTTATGTTTGATACTGTTATTGATAACCTATATAAATGTGGAATATCCGACTTATCAATTGTAGAAGATTTTAGTGAAGTATCTCTTGACCAAGATCAAGAATTGATCGATCAAGCTGAAGATACTATGACTATACTTTCTAAGTATATTGATGGTTTACAATTGAATGTTGAACCTGACAAATTAAAAACTGTAATGCGTGAACTATATGTTGAGGCATTGAACGTGGAGAAAACAGAATGAGTAGATCAATTTATCTTTATCCCAAAGAAAGAATGGGTGTAACATACCCGTATGTTTATTGGGATGGACTTTTTACAGATGAAGAACTTGAATTAGTAAAAGGGTACTGCGATACTTTAGAATTAGATACAGCAAGTACCGTTGGAAAAAATGGAGAAATGGATTTTGAAAACCCTGCGAGAAAATCAGATATAGCATGGATTCGTCCAAACGATGAGAACATGTGGATTTTTGAACGATTCACTTGGGTTATTGAAAAACTCAATGATAGATTTTATGAATTTAATTTGAATGGATTTGAAGTAATTCAATACACCGTGTATAATGAAGATGGTCAACAAAGATATGATCTTCACATGGATACGATTCTTGGAACAGATAAGTCAATGGATCTTCCAGAAACTAGAAAGTTATCTTTGAGTATGGTATTATCTGATCCTAGTGAATATGAAGGTGGACAATTTCAAATGCAAACAGGAAGTCCAGAAGAAGATAAACTAATGACAGTTGAACAATTAAAAGGTCGTGTTATTGGATTCCCCTCATTCTTATTACATAGAGTGACTCCAGTAACTAAAGGTACTAGAAAATCGTTAGTTATATGGGTTGAAGGACCTAAGTTTAAATAATGTTATTTTTTCGTAATGTAAAGTGGAAGAATCTTCTTTCCACCGGGAACTATTTTACTGAAATAAAGTTAGATAGTATATCAAACACATTGATTGT